TATGGATATTGATCCTTATTTATTTGATAGAACTGCTCAAAGGACAGCTTCGGAATCATCTAGAATTGAATCAAAAGAAATTGGAAGAAAAAAAATTAAAGATAAATTATCTGAAATAGCTGATTATGGTGGTGTAGCAAATATGTCAAACGGCGGAATAGCAGGAATATTAAAAAAATGAAAAACCCAACTTTAATTAAAAATATGAAGCATGTTAAATTAAATGAAATCCCTCCTTTAAAAGGACCTAATTCACAAGGGTTGATTAAAGAGATAAAAAAAGATAAGAAGAACACGGAGAAATTAAATGGCAGATATAGATAAAGGACTTCCAAACACAAGAACACAAGTAGATCTTCCTGGCGCGGAAGATACTGAAGTTCAAATTTCGGAAGAACAAAAAGAACAACAACCCGTAGAAATAATTCCAGATGAAGATGGTGGAGCAACCGTTGACTTTGATCCGTCAGCAGTAAATCAACCTTCAACAGAATCTCACTTTGATAATTTATCAGATATTTTACCAGACGATGTTTTAGACCCTATTGGTAGCACACTTAAAAATAATTACATGGACTATAAAATGTCCAGAAAAGAATGGGAAAAAACATATACTGAAGGACTAGATTTATTAGGATTTAAATACGAAAATAGAAACGAACCTTTCCAAGGAGCTTCTGGTGCAACACACCCTGTGTTAGCAGAAGCAGTTACACAATTTCAAGCAACAGCTTTTAAAGAATTACTACCATCAGACGGACCTGTGAGAGCACAAGTTTTAGGTAGAGGAGATCCAGGAAAAGAACAACAAGCTCAAAGAGTAAAAGATTTTATGAACTATCAGATCATGGATCAGATGTCTGAGTATGAATCAGAGTTTGATTCTATGTTATTTCATTTACCATTGTCAGGTTCTACATTTAAAAAAGTTTATTACGATGATTTATTAGGTAGAGCTGTTTCTAAGTTTGTACCTGCAGACGATTTAATTGTTCCGTACACAGCAAACAGTTTAGATGATGCAGAAGCAATTATTCATATTGTTAAAATTTCTGAAAACGATTTACGTAAACAACAAGTAGGTGGTTTTTATTCTGATGTAGAAGTAGGTACACCAGGAGAATCAACAAAAGATGATATCACAACTAAAGAAAAAGAATTAGAAGGCGTATCTAAATCTGGAAAACAACAACCTATATTTACACTATTAGAATGTCATGTTGATTTAGACTTAGAAGGTTTTGAAGACATGGATCCAGAAGGAGAACCAACTGGTATTAAACTACCTTACATTGTTACAATTGAAGAAAGTAGCACTAAAGTTCTTTCAATAAGAAGAAACTATGCACCTAACGATCCAAAGAGACAAAGAATTCATTATTTTGTTCACTTTAAATTTTTACCAGGATTAGGGTTTTATGGATTTGGATTAATTCACATGATCGGTGGATTATCTAGAACTGCAACATCAGCATTAAGACAATTATTAGATGCAGGTACATTATCAAATTTACCAGCAGGATTTAAACAAAGAGGTGTGAGAGTTAGAGATGAAGCATCACCAATTCAACCAGGTGAGTTTAAAGATGTAGATGCACCAGGTGGAAATCTAAGAGACGCATTTTATCCGCTACCTTACAAAGAACCATCTCAAACATTATTAGCTTTAATGGGTATTGTAGTTCAAGCTGGACAAAGATTTGCAGCAATATCAGAATTACAAACAGGAGATGGTAATCAACAAGCAGCAGTGGGTACAACTATGGCACTTCTTGAAAGAGGTTCTAAAGTTATGTCAGCAATACATAAAAGAATGTATTCTGCTATGAAAAAAGAATTTAAATTACTAGGTAAGATTATTGCAACTTATCTTCCACCAGAATATCCTTATGATGTTGTTGGTGGCGAAAGAACAGTTAAACAAACAGACTTTGACGACAGAGTAGATATTTTACCTGTTGCAGATCCAAATATATTTTCTATGTCACAAAGAATTACTTTGGCACAAACAGAATTACAGTTAGCTACATCTAATCCTCAATTACATAATATGTATGCTATCTACAGAAAAATGTACGAAGCACTTGGTGTAAAAGATATTGATCAAGTCTTACCCCCACCTGCACCGCAAGCACCGAAAGACCCAAGTTTAGAACATATTGATGCATTGACAGGTAAACCTTTCCAAGCTTTTGGAGGTCAAGATCACCAAGCACACATAACATCTCATTTAAATTTTATGTCAACTAACATGGTTAAAAATAATCCACCAATCATGGCAGCAATACAAAAAAACATTTTAGAGCACATAAGTCTAATGGCACAAGAACAAGTTCAATTAGAATTTAGAGAACAGATTAAAGAAATGCAAATGATGCAACAACAAGCAGCAAACAATCCTCAAGTACAAGGACAGATGCAACAAATGCAAATTCAAGTAGAAGCAAGAAAAGCAGTGTTGATTGCAGAGATGACAGAAGACTTTATGAAGGAAGAACAAAAAATTACGTCTCAACTTGATTCTGATCCTCTATTAAAACTAAAATCAAGAGAAGTTGACCTTAGAGCAATGGAAAATCAACGTAAAAAAGAAGCAGATGAAGCAAAAGAAGAGTTAGATAGAGCAAAACTAGTTCAAGCTAAGGATTTAACTGAAGATAAGCTAGAACAAAATGAAGATTTAGCAAATTTACGTGCAGAAACATCAATTGAAAAACAAATGATGGCAAATAGCTTTAAAAATACACAAAAATAAGATAACAATACAACAAGGAGATAAAAATATGATGAATTATAAAAAAGCTAAACCAGTTAAGATGGAAGAAGGTAAAGTTATTACTGATCCAAGATCTGAAACTAGTATTAGAGGCAAAAATCTTATATCTACAGGAAATAAAAATCCTGTTAAAGGATTTGGTGCTGCTAGAAAACCAAAAGACGTAACCTGGTACTAATATGTGGTTCTCGGCAATTAAATTAGCCGTTTCTGCTGGTAGTAAAATTTACGCCAACCGTCAGAAAACGAAGATGGCAATGTCTGATGCACAACTTATGCATGCATCAAAAATGGCCAGTGGTGAGGAAGCTTACCAAGGCAAATTATTAGAATCTAGACAATCTGACTGGAAGGACGAGGCGGTATTAATAATCCTCTCAACGCCTATAGCAATTTTAGCTTGGGCAGTGGTATCGGATGACCCTACAGCAATGGACAAAGTAAAGCTATTTTTTGAGATGTTCTCAGAACTTCCTAAATGGTTTACTAATTTATGGATACTTGTAGTTGCTAGTATTTATGGTATAAAGGGAACTCAAATATTTAAAGGAGGGAAAAAATAATGACAAAAGAAACAATTACAAAAGCACCAAAAATTGAAAAAGGATTAGGTGTAGGAAAAGATGGATTTTTAAAAGGCGGAATTGATATTTCTAAAGAAGTTTCAAATCCATTAGAATCTCAAACAAACGATGCAAAATATGGTAAAAGAATGTTAGCATCTAAATCTAAAAAAGTTACTTGGTACTAAACTAATGAGTTTTTTATATAATGTTTTTAAAAGTGGGCCTGTTATTGGAAAAAAAATAAAAGAAGGTATTTCAACAATAAAGTCAATTTCACCTAATGTTAAATTTAGAAATGACGAATCTAAAAAATTAATAGAAAAAATAAAAAAAAACAAAGCAAAAGGAGATAAATAATGGCAAAAGACACACACGTGACTAAAGATGGTAGAACAGTAAAGAAAGGTCTTTACTTCTACATGAACCAAGCTAAGAAAAAAGGAACAAGCAAACCAGGAAAAGGTTCTGTATCTGACAAAGCTTTAAAAGCATCAGCTAAGACAGCTAAGAAAAAAGACAAAAAAACAGCGTAATGAGAACCTATTTTAATGATGGTGGAAGTGCGGCATGGACTAGAAAAGAAGGTAAGTCTGAGTCCGGTGGTTTAAATGCCAAAGGCAGAGCCAGCTACACAAAAGGCACATTAAAAGCACCTACAAAATCAAAAACAAATCCAAGACGTAAATCGTTTTGCGCAAGAATGAAAGGTATGAAAGCTAAATTAACTTCAGCTAAAACAGCAAGAGATCCAGATTCAAGAATAAACAAATCACTACGAAAGTGGGATTGTTAGTGGATCCATTAGTTCTAGTAGCAAAGATACAAAAAATAGTCAGAGAAAGATTACAAGCTGTTGGAGACACAATGATAACAGGTGGGGTTGACAACATGGAAAAATATCAATATATGTTAGGACAAGCAAGATCTTATAATTATATTTTACAGGAAATCTCTAACCTGCTAAACAACAAGGAGCAAAAAGATGAGCAAGGAAACGTTATCGACATCGACAGAAATACCAAAACATAATAATGCTTTAGAAGAAAAGTATAAAAAGATAGAAGAAAAAGAACCATTAAATCCCGAAACCATTGAAGCACAAAGATCCCAGTTACCGGAACCAAGCGGCTGGAGACTTTTGGTTTTACCTTTTACACCTAAAGAAAAAAGTAAAGGCGGAATTATATTCACTCAAGAATCTTTAGACAAATTACGTATTTCCACTAACTGTGGTTATGTACTCAAGTTAGGACCGTTGGCCTATCATGATAAAGAAAAATATCCAACAGGACCGTGGTGCAAAAAAGGACAGTGGGTTATTTTTGCACGTTATGCGGGATCAAGATTACCCATCGAAGGCGGAGAAGTTCGTTTATTAAATGATGACGAAGTTCTAGGAACAATAGAAGATCCTGAATCCGTACTTCTTAACGTTTAACACATAGAAGGGATAAGACTATGCCAGATACAGAACAAACAAAAAAAGAACCAATGGTGGATATAGATACTTCAGGACCTGAAGTAGATGTAGATATATCAGAAAAAAAAGAAGTAGAAGTAAAAGAAACTGTTGAAACACCAGAAGTAATAGAAACAGTAGTAGAAGAAACTACTAACGAAAAAGAAACTAAAGAAGAAGCTAAACCAGAAATTGAAGAATACAGTGAAGGTGTTCAAAAAAGAATAGCTAAGTTAACTAAAAAATGGCGTGAAGCAGAAAGACAAAGAGAAGCTGCTTTAGAATTTGCCAAAGGTGTTCAACAAGAACACACACAGTTAAAAACAAGATTTTCTAAAATGGAACCAAATTATGTTCAAGCTTTAGAAAATAGATTAACATCTGGAATAGAAGCAGCAAAAGCAAAACTCTCAACTGCAAGAGACAGCGGAGATATTAATGCTGAAGTAGAAGCTCAAAGAGATATATCTAGACTTGGTTTAGATGAAGCAAGGTTAGGCGCTATGAAGGAAAGACAATCTGAAAATAAAGAACAGATTGTTAGAACTCCTGCAATGCAACAACCTGCTGCTCAACAAGCACCACAGCCAGATCCAAAAGCTGAAGCATGGGCAGATAGAAATTCTTGGTTTGGACAGGATAGTGCTATGACGTATACAGCGTTTGATCTACATAAAAAATTAACTGAAACAGAGGGTTTTGATCCTAATTCAGATGAATATTATGCAGAAGTTGATAAGCGTATAAGACTTGACTTTCCCCATAAATTCAGTACAACTGAACAAAAGGTTTCGACTAAACCTGCACAAACAGTAGTGTCGGCGACACGAAGTGCAAGACCAGGTCGCAAAACTGTGAGGCTCACACCATCACAGGTTACAATCGCTAAAAAATTAGGTGTGCCATTAGAAGAGTATGCGAAACAACTAAAAATCACGGAAGGAATATAAGCATATGGAAAACGATAAAATAAAAACCTCACGTGCGAGTCAAACTAGAGTTAAAGAAGAACGAAAAAAAGTTTGGTCTCCACCCTCATCTTTAGATTCACCCCCTGCACCAGACGGGTTTAAACATAGATGGATAAGAGCTGAATCAATGGGATTCGATGATACGAAAAACATGTCAGCTAAATTAAGATCAGGATACGAATTGGTTAGAGCCGATGAATATCCAGAGACTGATTATCCAGCTGTGACCGAAGGTAAATACAAGGGAATGATTGGAGTTGGCGGCCTATTGCTGGCTAGGATATCTAATGAGATTGTTGAGTCACGAAAAGCTTATTTTGCGAAACAAACACAAGACAAAAATAATGCAATCGACAACGACCTCATGAAGGAACAGCACCCAAGTATGCCTATCAATAGTGATAGACAAACTCGTGTAACCTTCGGTGGTACAAAGAAAAGTTAATTTTTTAACGATTCTCGGGTTAATCCCTACCAACGAAATAACAATTAACCCGTTTATGGATAAAACCATAAACATAATGAGGATACAAATATGGCAAATCAAGATGCAGCGTTCGGTTTCAGACCAGCAAGAAGTCTTACTGGTGGACAAATAAGAACAGAAGAATATGCAATTGCTAATAACGCATCTGGCAGTATTTTTACTGGACAGATAGTTGAAGCAGTAGCAGGTGGTGGTATTGAACCAGCAGCAGCAGGAGACACACAACAATTGGGTGTTTTCTCTGGTGTGTTTTATACTGACCCCACAACAGGTAAACCAACATGGAGAGCTTTCTATTCACAAGTAGCAGCAGCAGATATCGTTGCTTCAGTGGTAGCGGATCCCTATGTAGTGTTTGAAGCACAACACGATGGTACAGGTACGGCAGCGATGAACAATTCAGACTTCGATTTTACAGGAGTAGCAGGAAGCACAATTTCTGGACAATCAACTTCTGAAATTGATACATCATCTACTGGTACTACAGGTGGATTAAAACAAATTGGAATATCCAAAGATCCATCAAACAATGATACAGCTACAGCTAATGCTAACGCATATGTCGTTATCAATACTGGTGAGCATGTATTTAAACTAACAACAGGCGTCTAATAGAATAGGAGAATAATATTATGGCAATATCAAGATCACAACTAGTTAAAGAACTAGAGCCAGGATTGAATGCACTATTCGGCCTGGAATACAAAAACTACGCAGATGAACATACACAAATTTTCGATGTCGAAAATTCAGACAGAGCTTTTGAAGAAGAAGTAATGTTAAGTGGTTTCGGAAATGCAGAAGTAAAACCTGAAGGTTCTTCAGTTAATTACGATGATGCAAAAGAAACATTCACTGCTAGATACACTCACGAAACGCTTGCTTTAGCGTTCTCAATCACAGAAGAAGCGATTGAAGATAACTTGTACGATAGACTTGCGTCTAGATATACAAAAGCATTAGCTAGATCTATGGCTAACGCTAAACAAGTTAAAGCAGCAAATGTGTTAAACAATGCGTTTGACTCAAACTTCACCGGTGGTGATGGAGTAGAACTTTGTTCTGCTGTTCACCCAATCGTTGCTGGAACGTTCAAAAATGAACTATCAACTGCAGCTGACCTTAACGAAACATCGTTAGAGCAGTCGTTAATTGATATCGCAGGAATGACGGATGAGAGAGGGTTAAAAATAGCATCAAGAGGAATGAAACTAATTATTCCTTCTGAGTTACAATTCACAGCTGAGAGATTGATGAAATCTCAAGGTAGAGTTGGAACAGCTGACAATGACATCAATGCAGTAGCTAACATGGGAATGATTCCACAAGGCTATGTAGTTAATCACTACTTAACTGACACAGATGCGTTTTTCATCAAAACTGATGTACCTAATGGACTGAAAATGTTTGTTAGAGCGCCAGTTAAAACAGCGATGGAAGGCGATTTTGAATCTGGAAACGTTAGATACAAAGCTAGAGAGAGATATTCATTTGGATTCTCAGACCCTAGAGGTATCTTCGGATCACCAGGAGCAGCGTAGTCTAAATAAATAATTGTGAGGCGGCCTTAAAACCGCCTCATTTTTTTTGCAACATATAAAACTCAATGAAAAAATTCTTAATTAAAATCACTGCCTACGGCTACATAACCGAGTTCAAAGTTATGGCTAATGATAGTTCTCAAGAACTAGAAAATGCTATACTTGACAAACTAGGAAAAAATGATATTAATTGGGAGAAATCAAACTTTTATAGTTTGAATAAAAAATGGTTAACCTTTGAGGAGATTAACGATGATAAACTTACAAGACCTATACAAACAAAAAAGGTCCTTGGAGTTGAGTTGGGAGCAGGAGCATCTTAACGAGGGAAGATATACCCTTGATATGGTCAAAATAGACCATAAAGTTAGAGAAGTAATATCTGACATTAAGATGAAAGAAGCTGAGTTAGCACAACATGTTAACAAAGTAGAAGATTCTGCACCACAAGTTTCCGTAGCTACTTAGTAAAAAGCTACATCACTGAAATACCACTTTCACTACAGAATCTCTTGCACTCTATATAAATCTGTTGTATAATTACCACACTGTACATTAAATAAAATAAAGTAAATGTAGACGCGTACAGTCGACATCCCTAGGGACTACATTTATGTATTCTAGGAGGAATATAACATGGCAAATACAACATTTAACGGACCAGTTAGAGCAGAAGGTGGTTTTGAACAAATTACTAAAACTGCAGCAACGGGTGCGATAACAACTAATCTTGATATAGATTCAAGCGGTAATATCTCAGGTACTGGTACACAAATAACAGGTTTTGTTGTTCCAATAGTAACTATCGTAACTGGATATACTTCTGGTACGACTTTAACAGCGTCACAATCAGGAGCTATTATAACATTTCCTGCAATGAATGGTGCAGCATCTTTATCACTTCCAGCAGCAGCTGATTGTGTAGGGTCTACTTTTCATTTTGTAATGTTAGGTACAGCAGGTAATGATGTAGACATTATTACTAATGGAT